GCCGCCGCCACCGCCTTGGTTGCTTCCATCGTTGTCGCCGCCGCCGCCGCCACCAATCAGAATCAAATCAATTTCGCCGCCGCTGACACAAGTAACAGTCCCACTTGACGCATACGTCACATAAGTGTAATCACCGACAATAGAGCTAGACCCACCAGAAAATTCCACTGGTGAACTGCCACCACCAGCGGCTCCCATTATTGCGGCTTTACTTGATCCAAACGGCATAACAATCCTCAGCTAGTGAGAGCAGCAATCTCGTCGTCAGTTAAACCAAGATCTTTAAGTTTTTGATTACCTGATTCCCGGTCGGCTGCTGCTTGTGCTTCTCGTTGCGCTACTGCTTCAGCTTCTTCTGCATTAATTTTAGCCAAAGCCTCCATTTCAGCGATTTCTTCTGCTGTGAAATTTCTTTCAATGACTTCACCAGTTTGGACATTTACACTTATCACATCAGCCATTACGAATCCTTTAATCCGAACAATGAAAATCTACTACCCGGTGCAAACGCAATAGTGTTACCGCCAGCAGTTGTAGAAAATTGTAGGCCTGCCATCCGATATGAATGACCTGCGATAACCACATTATCTGTCATGCCAAACCCATAATTAGCAGTTTCTGATTCACCTACTGCTGCTGATCTACCTATATAAGCTGGAGCACACAGGTCACCATCAGAGTCACCATCATCTCCACCAAACGGTATCCACATAAACCCCTGCCCCCAATATTGTTTATTACCGGAAGAATCGTAAGGAAAGTTAAATCCGCCTGCTCCACAAAAATAGTTTGTACTAGTCGCAGAGCTAGTTATAAAGCTGTAACCAGAGTCAGAACCTATATTGGTTTTAACAGTATTGCCGCTACCAAGAACGTAATAAGTTACTCCGTTACTTGGCTCAACATACCCACTTTTAACATGCAAACCCCCTGCAAGTTCTTGGTTTGTTAAACCCGAAGCGTCTGCTTGTACTTCCCACGTCACATAATACGAAGAATAAGTAGCAGTATCGAGATTAGACCATTCGACTGTGTTTGTTGACGTACCAGAAATGGTAGTAGTTGTTATATGGTCCATTTAACTATTCTTTATTCCGTAAAGCCACCATTGAGAATCCCCAACTATTGAGTAACCACCGTTTATTTGAAGTTGGATCGCAGATATAGCAGCAGTATTGTTATCTTGCAATGTTGCTGTGCCTTCGATAGAACCATAAGTACTTCCGTGGGCTTGCCACGACAAATTCATAGATCGTTTGTGATAAGTAGTATCCGTATATCTTGGGATACGGCACTCAAAAAATGAATCTCTCCAAGAAGCACCGCTACTAGAACCCGCGCTATTTATAGTCATACGTTGACTAGTGTCTGATTGACGACTCATTGTGCTTCCGTTTTCCGAATACCAACCACGGCTATAACCACTAAGAGAAGTGCCAAGTTTCAATATAGAGCTAATTTGACCGACACTATGGTTAGAAACAAACCATCCTTTAATCAGCAAATCATCGTAATCTTGGTCGATGTTCGTAAATTCCATGTAATAGCCGGGGCTACCTGAATGGTCAGACGATTTTGCGGAAGCTAAAAGTTTGTAACCCATTACGAAGCCGCCTTGTATCCGTAAAGAACAAATTTCGATCCGCTACCGAATGTGTAGCTCCCATCATTAACGGTAATTTGGATAGAAGTTACTTGGCTTTGGAATTTTAAAGTAGAGCCGTAATAGTAAAGGCCGTTGTTTCCCCAAGAAGTAGAACCGTTACCGCCTTTGTAACCACCACTTACCGCAACAGCGTTGTTGTAAACATTGACATCGTTAGCGGCTGTTATGTCTATGTACCCATTCGACCAGTGATAAGAGCTTTTGCCGTCACTCGTACCGACAACTGCACCAACTCGACCTGTTGAACTACCGGAATAAGATTGGCCTATATAATTTGCTTGGTTAGAAGCATCCGGCGAATCGTACATATATCTCTGGTTCCAAACAGCGTTATTCGTATCGCTGTTCATTTTGATATTCATACTTGAACCATCAGCACTATCTGTGTGGCGAGCACGCCACAAAATTAAGTAATGATCGTAGGTTGTATCAAGGCCAGTGAACTGGATAAGTGAACTACCAGAAGTAAGTTCATGTTTTTGGATATATTCAACATCTGAACTGCCAGCGCCACCTGAACCGGCGGCACCAAGTAAAGCTACCTTACCGGTCCCAAATGGCATTACGCCATTGCCGCCCCAGCGGTAAACCCATACCAAGTAGGAGCAGCACCGCCATCGAAAGTGATGAACGTAAGAATATCGACACCCGTAGTCGCAGTAGTCGTCAACGTCGGAGGAGTAGCCGCAGCCCACTTCACACTAGTAAACGCACCAGTACGAGAACCCGTACCATCCTGCGTAAGAATCAGTGTCAACGCAGTACCAGCCTGCAACCCAGAACCCGAAGGCATCGTAAACGTACAGTTACCTGTCATCGTCCACGTCTGAGTGTTGCCGTTAGTTTCATCGAGAGTAACTGCGGTACTTGTGTTCCCACCGGCGTACACCGTTTCGGAGTAATCCTTATGGATAACCGCAGACATAAGCTGATCTGCGCCCACAACAGCACCCGAAAGAGTCGCACCAGCAATAGTTGGGCTTGTCAACGTAGTAGACCACGCTGTCGTACCTGTACCAGTATGCGTAAGCACAGCGTTCGTTGACGCTGAAGCAGCAGGCGAAGCACTAATACCAAGTTTAGTTTCTAAAGCAATTAAAGCCGTAGAAGCAGCACCATGCACCTGATCGTGTTCAAAACCTGATGCGTCTAAATCAGTAGTGGAACCCGGAGTTACCTGCGTTGAGGTTGTATCAAGAGAAGTTGGGTAATTAGCTGTTGGCATTATTGCTCCTACGGAACCAAATCAAGGGTAAAGATGCCAGACGCATTCCACTGAATCTGGAATGTACCTGACGTTGTACTGAAATCTCCCCCAAAATCTATGTATGCAATCAAACGATCGTCTGTAACCGTGTCATCATAAATAACTCCGGCTCGTACATTTGACAACGTAGAACTAGTCCACGACACGTCATCTGCATCCCATTTAATTGTGCCTGTTCCATCAGAACTGCTAGTCATAGCAACGCTGGTAAGAGTTTCACCACCGGCTGTGTACCCGGTACCTGAAATCTCATTCGATACATCTGATTTGTTTGTGTGAGTTTCAAAGTTTGGGGTGTAAGAAGATGTCACCAACATGCACTTAAAAGTGTCATTGTCCATGTCAAGAGCGAGATCGTTCTTAAACGCAGCTTCAAAAGTCTCAACGTAAAGACCACTAGCCATTAGTAGAACCTGTTCCTTGAATCGGCTTTGGCCTAATCGTTACGTCACCGTTTGGTTTTTGCATTCTTTTTCTTTCTTGCGGCGGCAGCAGCCTTTTTACCTTTAGCGGTATAGGGATACTTTTTTCCTTTAACGTTAGGCATGTTTGAAATCATAGCAGAGGAAAACAGAGGGGCCGGGGAAAGGGGGAAAACCCGACCCCTCTGCGACCTCTAAGAACTAACTACTAGGAGTTAGCTCCGATGCTGGAAATGCTTTCCACACGCTGAAGTGCAGCTTCGCGGAAACGTGCATACCCAACAAGGTGGTACCAGCCAACAGGGTGGAACCTGCGAAGGGTGTCAGTCACAGGACCAACAACTACGCTTGGTTCTTCGCCAAACCCGGGCGCACGGCTAAATGCCTTTGCAAGGGCTTGCTTACCCACAATAAGGGTCTGGTAAGCATCAAATGTACCTGAACCACCGTCAGCGACAAGGCCAGCACGAGGGTTTTCGATATAAGTAATGCCGTTGAAGGTGCCGATTGAACCTGCACGTACAGGCGCACCGTCTTGTTGTATTTGGTACTGAATAACGTCAGTAACAGCAGTATCACCACGAAGGTCATAAGACACATCTGGGTGGATAATGCCAATGTAGTTGCCGTTTTCAAAGCCGGGAGCGCTTGCAGAGCGAAGTGCCGCTACAGCTTTCCGACCGTCAGCAGCCGTGTACTCGTCGCCTGTGGTAAGAGCACCACGGTTAGCAGCGCCACCGCTATAGCTAACATTAGAACCGCCATTTGCAACATCAGACACAATCTTGTCGAGTGAGTCGGCCATGTTGTAGCCAATGATGTTTGCAGCGTCAGCATCTACATTCAAGAATGAAGTGCCACGCAGTTTTGCGGTTGTGATTACAGCATTACCGTACTCAGCAAGAGTTACTGTGACTGTGCTATCTGACAACGCTACAGCGGTAACGTCAGAAGCTTCAGTCAAAGCTGATGTAGCTTGTGAAAGATCTGCATAGATGTTGAATTGAACTGACGCACCATTATGGCTTTGTGCAGTTGATCGAACATCCGCAACCATTTCAAAAAGTGGTTGTGAACGTAGCGCAAAGTACGCTAACTGTTGAA